TTAGGAAGAAGGGGCGGCTCATGCCGCCCCTCCCAGAGATTACGACGTGGTCAAGTCAGCCGCAATACCGTGGGCCTTTTCGGTTTTCACCTTGAGGCCGTATTCCACGAGGATCATGCGCTTTTCACTGTCGCCCGTCTTAGCAAGCGTCTCCGTGCGGAAGTTACGGAGATACGCAACTGCTGCGTATTCGGGGTCGAGGATGAAAGCGTCACGCTCACGCTGGAAGCGGTTCGCAACAACCGACACGTTGCCGAAATCCGACACGTAGATGTCAGCAGCGCCGATGATGACCGACGGCTTGGCACCCTGCACGTTGAAGCGGGTAGCGCCGATACCAGCAAAGCCGGACACAACAGTCTTGTTGTGCGGACCGACCATGAGGATCTTCGGAGAACCGCCTTCAGTCCACACTTTCTTGATAACGTCCTTGAGGATCGTTTCAGTGAAAGTGCGCTGCGTGCCGTCCGTACGACCAGCGTTCGGATAGCCGTCGTTGGTCGAAGACATCGTCGGGTTTGCGCCGCCCGAACCGAAGTTCGTGTTGGTGCGGAGCCAAGCCGGGAGGCCAGCGGTCGTGCGAGCAGTCGTGGAGTTGCCCTGTGTTGCTGCCTGATTGCAGAGCAGGGTGGCTTCCATGTCGCGCTTCAGTTCCGAAGAAGCCTTAGCGAGCTGATAGGCCATTTCCGAACGCTTGCCTGCTTCGTTCACGGCTTCGACGGTGCCCGACGTAGCGATAACCTTACGCGAAATCTGCGTGTAGTTAGCAACGCGGTTCGTCATTGCGAGCGAATCAGCCGAAGCATCGTCGCCTTCGATCACGGCGTTCGTGGTCGAAGCAGCGGCGAGAGCGTCCGTCTGGTGTTCGAAGTAGGTGTTTTTCACCGTCTCACGACCGACGTTCGACATGAACGGCGTTTCTTCGGGAGAGATGTTGTAGATAACGTCCGCGAGATCTTCACGGACCGAACGGTACGCATCGTACCGATCAACGAGGTTGGTAGGCTGAGCCATTACGGCCTCCTTCAGAGCAGGGTTTCAAAGATGGACGCGGCATCTTGCACGCGGCCTGTTTTGGCGAGACGCTGTTTCGCGCGAGTGACTTCGGTCGCAGCACGTTTCGGAACGACGTTCGTCTGACCGCCTGCTGGCGCTGCCTTTGGCGCACCCGGTTGGGCTGCTGCGGGCTTGGGCTTGTTAGCCATCATCTGATCGTACTTCATGGCTTTATATAAAGCCGTTACAGCACGATGGTCGTAAGCCTGAGAAAGTTCTTCGTCTGAGAACCCAAGCTGGTTTCCGTATTCACGGAGTTTGCCACGCTCGGCCAGATAAGTTTCCTCATTCTTCCATTGCGGGATTATGTCGAAGAGCTTTGCCTTCTCTGCGTTTACATAGTCCGCAAGGGCGCGTTTAGCTTCCTGTTCTTGAACCTGAGTAACGCGCTGCATCTCAATTTGAGCAGCAACAAGTTTCTCTTGACGTTCGCGGTACAGATCCTTTTGACGCACGTATTCCAGAGGATCTTCGTTATACAGTCTTTCCCAGTTCGGCTCCTGCGGCTGCTGCGCTTGCAACTGCTGGGAAAGTGCCGTGAGAAGCTGGGCGTACTGTTGACGTTCCTCTTGGACCGCTTGGAACTCTGCCGCCATAGCTTTACGCTGTTCGGCCAGTTCCATTGTCTTACGCGAATAATCCGCCGTCCTTGAATAGCCGTTCAGTGCTTCTCGCAGCGTGACTTCTTGTTCCTTGCCGTCAACTTTGACGGTGACAATCTGGTCAAGCGGATCAGTCTGTTGCGGTGCTTCTTCTTCTTCAGCGGTTGCTTCTTCCTCAACAGCACCTTCGTCTTCCCCTTCGGGGGCTTCAGATGGCGTCTCTTCTGTCGTATCGGAAGCAAGCACCTCGGCCTCATCGGCCTCGGGGGTGGTGCTTTCCTCGTTCGGAGCGGGTTGGTTTGCGCTGTCGCCAGCGGCCATCATGGCTTCGAATTGTTGGGCAGCACCAGAGATGCCGGTTCCCTGCGTGGGAGTGCCGTCAGACATTAAAATACCTCATTAGGTTTTACCGCGCAACCTCCGGTTCCAAGCAGTTATCCGAGTATTGGCGGCGATTGATCCAAGTTCCGTTTTGAATTGCTCGATTGCACGAACCAAAGCCCATGCGTGATCGCGCCCTTCACTATCCTTTGGGTCGGACTGTTTCCAATCGGAGATAGCCCGATCCTCTAGGATTTCTAAGACCTCAAGGACCAACGGGTCATCCAAAAGGTCTTTCGCCTTGCGCGAAACTTCTTCGTTTACCTTCATTGCGGCACCACGCCTTGGCGCGCGGCAGCAGCCAGCATGTTGCGTTCACGTTCCATCATGGCGCGGATGTTCGCAATATCGACCTGCGTGCCGTATTTGAGTTCAAGTTCCGTTGCGCGCAGGACCAAGTCAGCTTCAAACTTATCGCGTTCGCGGTCGTCCGCCACGATGGCCTTGGCCTCTTCCAACCGTGCCTTCGCCGCTTGGATTTCGATGTCCGCCAAAATCTTCTGGCGCTCGACTTCCGCCAACAACTCAGCCGGATCTGGCTTGGACGCAGCCTGTTCAGTCTGCTGTTGCATTTGCTGCATTTGCTCCGGCCCAATCGGACCGAAGTAGCGCGCGACATCCTTGAAGTCGTTCGCCGTCAGGATGTCGTTCATCGTGTTCTGCATCTGCATGATGTTTGCGACCGGGTTGAGCGGCCCCATCATCTGCACGGCTTCTTGCTGCTTTTGCAGGATCATCATCAGCACGGCCAACTTCTCAGCCTTGTTGCCGTTGCCCAGACCGACGTTGACGGCCACGTCCATCGACGCATCCCAATAACGCGGGTCAATCGGGACGTACTTGTTCCGCAACCGCACGATGCGCGGAGCGTCTTGGAACTTGATGATTGCTTTCAACAGACCCTTGAACAGACGCTTCATGCCCGTTTCCGCAAAGATGCGGGCGATGAGTTCGATGCGCTGCTCCGCACCCTGCGTCATCAGGTCCACTGCTGCCTTCGTCGTGGACTGCAAGATGTCTGCGTTCACGCCACTCGATTGCGGCGTGATGCCGGTGCGCTGCGACTTGATCTGGTCCAGATAACCCAGCACACCCAGCGCCTGCTGGCCGACGAAGCTTTCCGTCAACGGCTGCACCATGCCCGGCGCACGCTGGCGGATCACGGCCCCGATTTCCGTGTTCATCACGTCGTCAAGGTTCACTTGCCCCTCGACCACCGCCATACGCGGCGTGATGATCTGTGCGAGGCTATCAAGCGTGTTACGCAGAATGTTAGACTTGATGAGCTGCAAGTCCATGACCTGCTCGGCCAAGGACTCGCCGATGACCGTGTGCGGCTCGGGATCTGGGCAGAACAACGCCATCGGTACTTCGTCGATGACTTCGTCGTGCAAGACATGCGCTGCCTCGCCAATGGAGCAAACACGGCGCAGTTCGGCAATTCCATCGCCGTCCTTGTCCACCCGGATATAGCTCTCGACGTAGTACACGCGCAGCAGCGCGTCATCCGGCTGGTTCGTGCTGTCAAGGAAAGGCTGGATGGCCGGGTTGCGGACGAAAGCTTCGTTGTTCAGTTCGAAATTGTCGCCGTACGATCCTGCATATTGCATGATCTCGTCGCGGTCGTAGCCCATCGCCACAAGGTCCGAAACGGTCCGTAACTGCCTGCGTCCGACGTAGTTCGAAGTCTCCAGATCGCGTGCGTTGCGCGAAACGAGGAACTCTTCTGGCGGCACGGCTTCGACCACCAGTTTCCGCTGCTTTTCTTTCTTGCGGACGCGGATTGAGTAGGACACGACGGGCGGGCGCATCATCATGCCCGCCTCGTCTGCCATACCTTCTTGCTTGATTTCCTGCTCGACTTCCAGCACTTCCAACTCAGGGTCGGAAGCCAGCAACACGTACTGTGCCTCGTCGATGTCCTCAAAATAATACTCGCGGACATCGACCGTCTCATCAATGCGCCAATGCACGATGCCCGTTTTGCGGACCAAAGCATCCTTGAAAACGTCGTAAAGGACTTTGAAGCCGTTGTTGTCTTGGTAGAAGACGTAGTTGACGTAGTCAGTGGCCTGTTCCGCCAAAGGCACGTCTTCCCTGTTCCTTGGAACAAACTCGACGGCTTTTTCGGCGGAAGTGAACACGCGCAGCAGTGATGGCATCACCTGCAACACCGTGTCCCGGACTTCAGTCAGGACGATTGTCGAACGATTTTCTTCTTCGTTCCCGAACAGATCACCCCTATAATATGCGGTTGCCGCCTCGCGCATGGGGGCGATGTAGTCGTCAATGTAGTCCGCAGCGTCGTCGATGGCTGATCCGACGACGGCAGCAAACTCTTCGTCACTCATCTCTTCATTTTCGGGCTCTTCGTCGGCATCCGCCATGTACGGACCGCCATCACCCTCTTCTTCATCTTCCGCCTCGTAGATCATCTTCCCAGATTTATCCATCCGGTACTTTTTCTCTGCGCCATTGGACTTAACTTCCATTTCTGGGAGTTCGCCCGCTTCGGCTTCAATTTCAATCTCACGTGCCACTACTAGGCCCCCTTATGCACTCGCCACCATGACCAGCCAGTCTCATTACCAGCGTCATAATGGGGGAAAATCTCGGTTACTGCTTGGAAAACGCCGTCCATCGGCAGATCATCGCCGCCCATTGTACCACCGGGCCTCAATTTAGGCCACCATGCCAGAATATCGGCCTTGACACTATCATAATCGTGTCCCGCGTCGATCCAAATGAAATCAACGCTCTCGTCTTTGAAGCGTCCCGCCGCAATGACACTGTCTTCTTTGTGCGTGTGCACGGTTATTGGCGCGTTTTTCATGTTTTTTAGGAAAACGGCGTGGAGATTGTTGCGGTCTGGGTCGGAATGGTGCGCTTCTTCGTCAGAACCCTGCCAGTGATCCACGCAATGTAATGAAATTTCCTTACCTGAGTTGGCGATTTCGACCGCCATGAAGGCAGCAGACCGCCCCTTCCAGCTTCCGACCTCTACGAAGACAGAGCCCGGGTCGGCTTTTTGCACGGCATCCTTGTATGCCGTCGCAAAGTTGAACCAGCCTTGTATATTTTCGTAGAAATGCGGGTGGGTCATGATTATGCTGCCCGAGGAGCGTGTAATTCTGCTAAAACCGCTTCTATAGGGTCGTTCCCAGATTTTATACCTTTAGCGTTTAACCACGTTATACGCTCTTGCAGCAAAGCAAGCGCGTCTTTATCCCACTTTTGTCCACGTCCGGGGCGGATATAATCCCACGCCAAAATAGTGTGAGCTTGTTTATCCTTAATAAAAAGGTATGGCTCAATTATACGGATAAATTCTACGGCTTTAGTCCAACTTAGCCGCCATGTATACCCCTGCGCCCAATTCTCTTTTCGTGAAGAAAGGGGGTTTATGTCCCCACCGAATTGATCTTTTAAGGCGTTTAAAAGGTCTAGGTTAGTGTTCGTAACAAAAACACGCGGGAAGACGGTTCCACGTGTTTTACCAAAACCAATACTGCCCTCACCGTCAACTATTCCGGCGACATAGGGAATGGAAAAAGGCATATTATTTACCTTTTTTCTTTCTAGCTTCTGAATAGGCAATAGCAAGAGCTTGCTTTTTTGATTTTACAACCGGGCCACCCTTGCCGGAGTGGAGGGTTCCTTCTTTGAACTCCCCTAAAACTTTACTCATTTTCTTTTGGGCCTTGGTGGGCTTCTTCATCAGGAAAGCTCCGCTAAGAGGGGGGGGGGGGAAAGCAATAAAATACTCGTTGCTGTGGAAAATGTCTACACGACGCTTCTGCGTGGGTTACACGACGCCTCGGACGTTTCGCTTCAATGCCTTGCCGGGCACCCAAGCCGGTGCCCGCCCACCCACTTGGGCGGCAGCACTAGCGAACGTCAGACAGAGCGCATCCGCCAAGTCCGGCGACCGCAGCCCGCGTCGCTTCATCTCCGCCTTCGCCTCCACCTTGATCTTTCCGTTCGAGGCAAAGTTGTACCTTGGCGAAGCCAACTCTTGCCGCAGATCGTCGTTGCGCGGAAGTTTGCACGCACGCGATTGCAGCCAGTCCTTCGCCGCCAGCCACAGTTCGTCTCTGAGCCGGTAAGCCTGCTGGTTCATGGCCGCACTCTCCGACACGTTCACGTCGCGCACATTGAAACCCTGCTCGCGCAAACGGTCGGCTACGCCACCGCCCATGCCGATGCTGTCCACGCAAATTTCTGCCGGTCGTTCGAGGTTGGCCTCATAGACCACTTTGCCGACTGTTTCCATGAGGTCGGCCCCGGACCAGTGCTTCAACTCGACTAGGACATTGCCCTGTCGCTTGCAAAGCACCGTTCGGTCATCACCGAAGCGCGCCACGTCTAGGCCATAGATGAGAGGCGCAGACGGATCTAGCACCACGTCACGTTCTACCGCCGCGTCGATGAGTTCTGCGGGGATCAGTACGTCATCGTCTCGGAGGGCGAACTCGCCCAAGACACGGACGCGGAAGGCATTGGACATCTCGCCGTAGGTCGCGGCAATCTGCCGGACGAAGTCTTCGGAGACGAGCGGGTTGTCTTTGCACGAGACGTGCATCGTTTTCCAGTCGTTCGCCAACTGGTGGTGCGTGCGGAAAAACAGCCCGCTATTCCGGGTCGGGTTCCCGATTAGGACAGTCGTGGCAGCGTGTCCAGACATCGAACCCGCAGCACTCTCGAACACCGGTTCCGGGATAGCACTCGCCTCGTCGCAGATCAGCAGGACGTTCTCCGAGTGGACCCCCGCTAGTGCCTCGGGGCGCTCCGCACTCGACGTGCGGGCTGAGATGAACGAACTCTCGGGAGCGGCCTTTAGTACGATGCGATCTGAGAAAACCTCTATGCTGTCGCGCAGGACGGGCGGGAGGACGTTTATCCATTTTTTCACTTCAGAGAACAATGCGTCGAATAACTGCCCGGAGGTGGGGGCGGTACATACAGCTTTCTGAGGGAAACGGGTGAGCATGTGCCAAATGAGCGCCCACGAACACGCGGTCGATTTACCGACACCGTGCCCGGCCCTGACGGAGATGCGGCGCTCACCGCGTGCAATGGCGTTCAAGAAATTCTGCTGCCACGGCAGGGGGGAGGCGTTTAGCACTACTTGCACAAACTCGACGGGATTGTTTCGGTAAGTTTCTACAAATAATTCGTAGGCCGCTTCCATTGTGGAAGGCGTGGGGGTGGGGGGTGCAGCCTCACTCATGATTTTTTCCGTACAGCAAGAGGGTGGTGGCAATAGTAACCGCCCCTGCGGGTCCCAATACCCCCGGGGGGCCTTTTTGGGTCCCGCGCCCCATTATGGGTCATCGTCCTCATTTTTGTCATCGTCCACCAATTCGGCGATAACTTGCTCGCTTTGCGACTGTAGCACGGCAAGCGGGTTATCGCGCCCCAAACTGGGTGTGACATCCAGCAATGGGGTTTGTGTCTCATTGTGTGCGACACGTTTGCTTAATGAGATAAGCGCCGCAAGATGTGCGTTGGGCCCATGCTCAATGTTAACGTCGAGCTTTGCCTGTTTGGGAATTGGGGCAACGCGCGCCAGCACTTCCTTAGCGGCACCTAGCGCGACTGTTTCATTGTCGGAGCGCAAGAGCTGTTCAAGGCGCGCGACAGCGACTGGGCCAAGCCCTTCAATGAGCCGTTTGGTTCTAGACTGGCGCAAGGTCAATCCGCCCGGAT